AAAGTGTCCACTATGTGCGCTCGCAGTTGGATACTCTTTAATTATAAGAGTGCCCTGAGTTTTATTAGCAAGGTTCGACACTTTAGTATCAAACATTACTTTTGGTAGGTCGATTAGTTCTTGAATCGGGACATTGAGAAGGTTGGCGTCAATTCGTTCAGCAATTTTCTCTTCTGCCATCTCCATTGTAATATAGAGAACGTTCCTCCCTTGGAGCAACACGGAGCTAGCAACGTGGCACATGAATAGAGACTTCCCGACACCTGTACCAGCAAGCGCGATGTTAAGAGTCTTGTTAGGTAAACCACCTTTCGTGATTTTGTTGAAATGCTCAAGATCGAATTCAATTTTATCCTCCTTTCGATGATAGGTTTCATATCGTTCTTCATAGTCTTGTAAGTAATCATGACCAACATGAGTGTCAAAACTAACTGCTAATGCATTGGAAAGAATTGAGGGAATACTATCTTTATTTTTCTTTTCGTCTTTTCCATCAACAATGTGAATGGATTCCATCAACGCCAAGTATATAGCACGATCTCGACACCACTTTTCTGTGGTATCAATCAACCAGTCAAACTCAGATGCCTCATTATCAAGATAGGAAATAACCTTTACTAATTCAGTAAATGTAGTATCAGTAATGTCTTCACGGTTCTCTACTTCAATACAAAGAACTTCTTTGGTTGGGCATTCGTTATATTTGGTTGTAAACTTTTCAATTTCTTCAAAGATAATTCCTTGTTGCTGATCATCAAAGTATTCTTTTTTTATGAACGGTAAAACTTTTCTTAGATATTGTTCATTATGTAAAAGGTTTCTAAGGATTAGAAACTCAACTTTCTCCATAACTAAACTCCTTTTTAGCAATTTCGTCTAACTTCTCCATTACCTCTGGAGTAAAATATGTTTCAGGTTCCTTCAGGATTTGTTTGGCGTAAATCTTCTTTCCATCTATCTCATATCGACCAGCAACGTTCTTCCAAAGTCCTCCAATCTCACCCAATTCAAGAAGACCATAATATCTATCAAGACCACGATCATCGTAATACAAACGCACCGTAACATCTTTGTTCTCCTTACTCAAACGCGACTTAGCAGTCTTTGCCTTGATAAGATTTCCAACGACTTCTGTTCCATCCTTTTCTTTTTTCTTGCTAAGATAAATGATCGTACTGGAAGCATACTTAAGACCGCTACCACCACCCATCTCTTTAGTAGGAACATAAGAACCGATGACATCATAGGTATGATTGGTTACAATCATTGGAATGTTTGCTTGTCCCAATTTCAAAGTTAACATCCTAAACGCACCCTTTACAAGTTGCGATTTAGTCATATCACGAACTTGCTTTTCATTCAATGCATCAGTAATTTCTTTCTCTGTTGATAACATACCCAGAGAGTCCAATACAAAGATGCAAGGTCTCCTTTCATCTATAGGTTTTTTCAGGTATATATCTACTGCTTTTAATGCTTTACAACGAAATTCTTCAATAGTGACCACATTAACAACCACAGTCCTATTTAGATCTACACCCCTACCTTCTAGAAGAGACTTATTAACTGCTGCTTCGGTATCAAAATATAAACAATACCCATCAGGATTAGCATCAAGGAAATTTTTAACCACAGCGAGGCTGAAGAAAGTTTTTCCAGTGCTAGACTCCCCAGCAATGGCAGTAATCTTATTCCCAGATACACCACCAAATATGCTACCTGAACAAAGTCCGTTAAAGATGTACGAACCCGTATCAACAAATCTTTCAGTGTCGTCAATATCTGCTGCAAGTTGTGTAAAATCATCGCCAATTTCTTTTACGATGTCCTTTAAAAAATCCATTCAATCTTCCCATCTTAAGGTTTTTAAATATCCTAGTACATTTTCACGTACCCACATTAATTCATGATAACATTCCTGATTATGAGCACAACCGCGCAACTTACTATCAGGTTTGTGAACGCTTTCTATAAAAAGGTCTAACCCCCTGTTCCATTTTTCTTTATCTTCCATTTGGATAGATCGCACTATGGGGTTATTATAGTGCGATCCGCTCATATAGTCAAATTGAATTTAACCTGAATACAATACACAAGTGACCAAGAATGATCCATCATCGTAAACTTTTTGAGGAATGATGCTTGTTACCTTAGCCACAGTCTTGGATCGAATGATATCATCACCTTGTACTCTGCCACAACCATTACCATCAGATTCTATTAAGTCACCAATCGCAAGTTCTTGTCCTACTTTAATTCTTATAAAATAGTTACCAACAGCACCAATATTCATATCATTCCAATTCCCGATTAGATCTTCTGCTCCAGATTTATCCCACCCAAGGAATACACCAAATACTGCTTTAGATTCTGCAGTATCATTTACTTTCACGCATACATGTTTATTAAGTTCGGGAGCAGGATCTTGTTCATTTACAACAGTACCAGTGTATGAAGTACCTTCATATGTTACCGTTGTAATGTCACCAACTTCTGAAGATCCATTATATGCTTGACGTTTTTTCTCGCCACCAACTTCAAATTCAACTATTTTCCATACAACTAATTTATTGATAGTTTCAAGAATAGTACCAATTAGAATTTCAGGTTTGCTATTGTCTTCTAAGCGTCCCCAGTGAGAACCAAGGAATGGTCCATAAGTAACTGTTGCACCAGAAACAGTAATTGTACCTTCTGTTGCAGATGCATGTCTTAAGTCAACCATTGTTCCATCACTTTGCTGACGGTTTAACAAAAGTGGTATTGTGTCGCTAGCAGTAGCGTGCATTGCTGCACCAGTCTGATAAAAAGTATGACCAGCAACTGATGGAAATCCACCTGTATTAGGTATCGATACTCTTCCATCGTTGGTGATACGCATCACCTCAAGAAGAGCACCACTGTTTTGAGTTCTGAATATGTATCCAGCACCACCAGATCCATCTTTCTGAGTAGAAAATCGGATAAAATCACCATCACGATCCATCTTGAAATTTGCATCGGATGTCGAACCTGTTTGTTTATAACGAATAGAACCATTACCTTCTACTCTGATTCTTTCTGTTCCAATACCTGACTTTATTGTTACGTAATGTGATCCTGCAGTATTTTCCCCAACTGATAGTGACATTTCACCGGTAGTTGGATCATGGAACAAGTGTCCCATTCTTGTATTCTCATGTTCAAACTCAATACCTTTAGAACTATCAGCATTAGTTCCATTTAAACATATTCTAGGCTCACCTGCTCTTATCTCTAGGCTTTGTGAGGGAGTAAGAGTTCCAACACCAACAGAGGTGTTAGTTACAACAAATATTGTGCTATCTATATTGTATGCGGCAGATTGGCCGTTGTCTTGGCCAATTTGGAACATTGGTCCAGCTAGTCCAACATTTCCATTGGATGATCTAGATAATCCTAATAATGGCGCACCGTTCCACATCTGACCGGCGTTAGTACCAGTATCGTAAATTCTCGCAAGGGTTCCTGCTACAGCACTAGTAAGATCAACAAGAGTAGCAGGTTGTGCGGTTCCAAGACCAACATTACCATTTGAAGCTATGATAGCTCTTCTTGAACCACTAGTCCAGAAAGTCATATCTCCGGCTTCACGATTAAATAATCTAGCCTCATTATCACTCATAATGATATTGAAACCATTAGAAGCACCACCAGAACCTGTGGTTGAGTTAGTCAGTGCTAAAAAGGAATTTACACTTCCTGATGAGTGGATTTCAACTGCTTTTGCATCTGTACCAAAATCTGAGGGTGTAACATTTACTCCTATTCTACCGGCAGAATCTATAATCATAGCTTCTCCAACAGGAGTATGGAAAGCTAATTTATTTGTTTGATGGTTAAACCTGACAATTCCACGCTGATTTCCATCATCAGTATCATTAAAGTAAATACTCGCATCATGGTCGTTACCAGAACGGATTGTGATCCCAGCATTACCAGGATCATAAATTACAAGATTTCTAGCAGCAGCATTATATGAACCTGGATTAACAATAGTTCCGATACCAACACCAGAAGATGAAAGAACCATTCTTTCAGCACCACCAGTGTTGATAGAAAGTGAATTTGCATTTGTTTGTGGATGAACTCTCCAACCTTTTATTTCTGCTGTTTCATAATCACTAGTTGAACCAGTAAATCTAATACCACTCCATACATTACCAGCAGTATTATCTACAGAGTTGTTCCACAAATGCATCTGAACACCAGTTCCATCTGCTTTTGTATCTTTGGCTGCTAATTGATATGATGGATCGGTCAGTCCAATACCAACAGAACCAGCACTAGTTATACGTAATCTTTCTGCATCATTGACACGAAAATACATAGAGTCACTACTATGCTCATATATCAACATCCCAATGTTTGCATCAGCGGGGTCTGAAAATATAACACTAGATTGTGTATCACTTTTTAAGTTTATGATTGCATTAGTTGAATCATAAACTTCTAATTGTCTTAATGGATCATCAGTACCAATACCAATTCTTTGATTACCCGTGACACGGAATGCTTCAACACCACCAGTCTCTACAGTAAATGTATCGTTAGCAGGGAATCTAATAGCAGTATTTGTATCACCAGTATGAACAATCTTATCTGCAATAGAAATATCAGCAGAAAAAGTAGAGACTCCAGCAACGATTAAATTATCTAAATCAGTCTGTCCATCTACATCTAGTTCACCATCGAGGTCAATTGAAGCAGAGAATGTTGAAACACCAGCGACGATTAAGTTATCTAAATCAGTCTGTCCATCTACATCTAATTCAGCATTGAGGTCAATTGCTGCGGCAAAAGTAGAAACACCAGCAACTTGAAGAGTATCTAAATCAGTCTGTCCATCTACATCTAGTTCAGCATTTACATCTAGAGCTGCGGAGAACGTACTAACTCCGGCAACTTGCAGAGTATCTAAATCAGTTTGTCCATCTACATCTAGTTCAGCATTTACATCTAAAGCTGCAGCAAAGGTAGAGACTCCAGCAGTGACAACAAGCCCACCTGCTGTTACTCTTACACCAGTTCTTGCGGTAACTAATCCAACAGAATCAACGTTGGTTGCATCCTCATACGTTAATGTACCACCAACACTGACAGGACCAGAGAAAGTTCCTGTAGTAAATGTGGCGGCAGTACCTGTTATATTACCAGAGATCTGATCATTTACTGTAATTGTTGTAAATGTTGCAGCAGTACCAGTTGCATTACCAATATGAGTAACTGCTGTTAAATTTCCTTGAACATCAAGATTAGATGATAAAACCTGATCAGTTCCACTAGATGTTATCGCATCTGCAACCTGGAAACTATCAAAAACTTGAAATTCTATATTATCTCCATCATTAGCAGCAGACAATAAAGTAACAGTAGAACCATCACTAGCGGTATAATCCTTTCCTTGAGAAAGGCGTATACCGTTTCTAAACACAGAAATTTGATTAATGTAGTATCCGCCGCTAACTGTAAAAACAGTTTGCCCAGCAGTTGATACTGCACTAACAACTTTCGATGCAATACTGCTAGTTAATGATACAGGTCTTCCTATTGCCATTGCACTATAGTTTTGTAGTTATTTATCAACCCTCATCAACCACTTGACCACCATATCGATAAAGTTCTGCAGTTGCATCACTTTCTGATGAGTAGGTTTTTCGATCAGCATAAACATCAGTCCAAGTTTGATCTCCCTTGTAGTAAATCTCTCTACCAGTTTGAATGATACTGCTTGCTTTTTTAATATGGTAAGCCATCTTATAGTTTTTTAGTTATTTATGAAAAAAACGAATCTAGATTCACTGTTTTTTCTACCTGCCATCCAATGGAATCAAGGATAGTTTTCAGTGGTTCAAGAAATGATTTCTCAAATTGTAAGTCATAATCAACATACTGATTTAACTTAAGTTCTTTTGGAAACTCTTGAATAAAAGAGATTACATTTTCGTGAATGATATTTGGTTTCTTCAGGTAGCAGAACTTAATCTTCTCTCCATTCTTAATCAAAGAATACTTGTTATCTAATTTATTCTCTTTAATGTAATGATTATATAAAAGTGCTCCACGACAATGAATAGGAGTTCCTTTTGAATAAATGTTTGATGAAGATTTATATTTTACTACATCAGATACAGAACGAGGGAAAGAGATTTGCTCTGGGGGCAGAGAATTAAACTCCTTACGACTCCTATCAATATAGTTAATAACATCATCTTCTGTTCCTGTCATCAAAATATTAAATGCTTCTTTCAGCATCTTCCTACAAGGTGCTGGAGTAGATGATTTGACCGACTCAATACCCATCACTTTTAGTTTAGGTTCTGCATAAGCAACACCCTCGCTGTTCCATACGTTAAGAATATATCGCTTCTTCGCAGTCCAGATACCACGGTCAGCAATATTCTCACGCTTCATTTGCATTTTTTGGTCATACGCCGATACGTAGTCCGCCAACTCCTGGTAACACGCATCGATGTACGGTTCCAACTTTTCTTTGCAAACCACATCAAGTAACTCCACAATCCTTGCTTTGTCGCTAATCCTAGCAGCAAAAAATTTATCAACAAGAGGTCCCATATTAAGATAGATCGAATCGGTGTCTGATGCGATAACATAATCGGATTCCTTTGTTTGCAAAAGATTATTTAGATATTTGTTCATCTTATTCTCAATCCAGCGGATACTTACCTGTCCAGATAGAGTGATTGCTTCTGCATTTGCTAGTTTATAATATCGGAAATATTGGTTACCAATAGCACCATAAGCAGAGTTAAGAGCAATCTTCTTTGCCATTTGAATGTTGTTGCATCTAGCGATTTCCTTTTCAAGTGCTGCAGTAGGAGTCTTCTCATACTGCTGCTTGGCTGAAAGCATTTTCTTTTTGAAGATAACACGGTCTCCATACATCTTCTCCATTAATTCAGGCAAGAACCCACGGACATCCTTGCGGAACATTGCACCATTGGCGCACACCGCATTGTCCTTATACATCTCAAAATTTATCTCTTCATTAAGTATTTTATCAACGGTTGCCGTGGGGTGTCTCTCTTCCAGAAGTGTCTCTGGGGAGATGTTGTACTGCATAATAAGGTGAGGGTAGAGAGAATTAAGGTCAAAACTAACAACCCAATCATACTTTCCAGGAACCGGTTCCTTGACATACGCTCCCGCGTATTTTTCACTTTTAGTCTCCTTTTTCCTAGGGGGAATAACTATATTTCTTTTCTTTAAATAGTTATAAATTATATTATCCCACATACGGACTTGATAAAATACATCGACATAATTGACCTTGGCTTCATACGCCATCGTCAATGCAAGTTCAATCAGTTTCATCTTACTCTCAAGACGATCAACCAGTTCCACGTCAATGATATTATATTCAATAAACTTCTGCCATCCCTTGGTATAGAAATCTTTAAAGGTTTCAAACTCGGAGTGATCTAATTTCTTCTGTCCCAGTTCAACACTAGCAATATAATCCAGGCGATATGATTCCTGTGCCTTATAAGTAAACTTCTTATACAGGTCAAGGTAATCAAGTTGAGTCACACCACCTACATCAAAAGTAGCATGTTTACGCCCCATAATAAAAGTCTCACCTTCAGTCACAAGACCCCAATTAGATAATCTCTTCATTAACTTCTCTCCAAGCACCCTGTTAAGGCGCTTACAGATGTATGGTATATCGAACAGTTGAATGTTCCAACCAGTCACTACATCGGGGACATCCTGCATCCAATAGTTAATGAAGTGACTTAACAGTTTATGTTCTGTGGGGCAATAGTGATAAGTAACATTCTTATGATTATTGACGAAAGGTTTTACACCCCAAGTGATGATCTCCTTTGTAGTGTAATCCTGAATAGTGATTGCAAGAATCTCTTCCGATGCAGACTCTACATCAGGAAATCCTTTCTCTGCAGTGGTCTCAATATCAAGTGTTACCAGTTTAATCTGACTGATATCAAACTTGATCTCATCCTCAGGATACTTCTCAGAGATGTATTGGTAGATATATCTATCGTTTCCATAAATCTTAAATCCATCTACTTCATCATACTTCTTGTAGAACTCACGGCAATCTCTTACCTGACCAGGTTTTATTGGCTCGACATTTTCTTCAGTTAATGTTCTGTATTTGGTATTTTTCTTTGATTTTACAAATAAGGTAGGATAAAAATCATCCCTCATTTCATATCTTCTGCCGTTCTCAACTCCACGAACCAAGATCTGGTTACCAATCAATTGAACATTAGTGTAGAATTTCATTTAGTCTGTTCTAAGTATTTTTCAAGCAATGTAGGCATGGGATCAGCAAGTGTGATTATCTTATCAGAACTAATCATAAAGTTATCTTGCATCGTGTGCTCCATCATCCATGGAGAAAGCATATTACCTTCACAAATTTCCATGGGATTAATCAACTTACAATCAGGTTCACCAACATCGGCACCAACCTCTTCAATCTCACTGATCAGTCTCTCGCTGTTCGTCAGCAGAATCACTTTGACTATCTTGTCCATTTTCTAAAATGTCCTCTCTATACATTTGAACTAATCTATCTATGGGTTCCACCATTGTTACAACCCAATCAGCAACAACAGGTACTGTTTCTTCTTTGGATAGGGGCATCCATGGATACATGTTAACATTATATCCTTTTTTATGCACACCACTTTCTTTCTCAAGAACAGATTCTTTATTTTTCAGTTTTACTACACAGGGTTTATTTAAATGATACCCAACAATCCTGCGGGTTTCTCCCTCACCAAAAGTCATCTCCTCAACATCTGAAATAATGTCTTCTCCAGATTTCAACAATAAAAGTTTTACAGTCATTTACCTACTCCATAATCAGGGGCTTTTGCTTCCAACTTGCGAATAGTATCATGAAGACGTTCGGTTGCATTAAGTTTCTTCAGTGCTTCAATGGTCTCAGGAGTTTCTTCCCACTCCCAAGTTTCTTCACGACCTTTCTTGTCCTTTTTATTAAAATTTTTTTTAGTCATACAAACATTCCTTTATCTTTCATATAGTTTAGAGTTTCCTTCATATCACCAATATGTTTATATCCAATAGAGACTTGAGGGAACTGAGCATCCTCTCCAAATTCTGCATTGAACTCTTCAATAGTAAAATGTTTATCAAGTTCATATTCGTGAAACTCTCCATCTAAATTGCGAAGCAACATCGCTATGCGTTCACATTCTTGACTGCCGTTGCTATAGATTACTGCTGTTTTCATCTCCACTTCTGACGGTACGGTTATTCTAGCACAAAAAAATAGGGGTTGCAACTGGATTTTGCCAGTTGCGCCCCTGCGACGACGATATTCAGTTCTATTTATTCAGTTTTTAGGAGTCATCCAATATGCCCCGAATGATGTTACTGAGATTGCTACGATGATTGCTAGAATTTCCATGATTCAAGACGTATTAGGACAGAACAGGATACAGTACTCCCCAACTAAAAAGAGATGCTGCTGTACCAAAAAGTATGGTAGTCATGGTGAAGTTCATAATGGTCTCCATCAGATTACATAATTATATAGATTATACTGTATCACAGTGATACACTTCTGTATCAACCGCAGCAAAAATTAGTTAGGGTATCAGAACCAAACTTTTCTTTGATGATGCTCTGGTACAATCCTACCAAGAACAATATTTAACAACCCATCCTCAAATTCAACTGATCTAACTTCCGTATCCTCTGCCAATGTCCAAGATCTGGTGAAAGATCGTTGAGCCATTCCTCTGTGGACATAAGTGGTTTCTGTTTCGGTATCCTCTTTTTGTCCTTCGACAAAAAGTTTTCCGTCTTGTGTGTAGACA